CTTCTGCAGGAGTATGTGTGTTTTACGTACCACACCCAAACCAATTAGAACTTTTCTATACAACAATCTATTGGACATTACTTGTCATAAAGCTTCTAAGCGATATGACAAGTAATGTCCAATAGATTGTTGTATAGAAAAGTTCTAATTGGTTTGGGTGTGGTACGTAAAACACACATACTCCTGCAGAAGGCAGAAGACGTACATCTAAACTAAAGTGCGGAGCCCCTAAACGCACATACCTTTCCTTAAGGGAAAGGGGGCTCGGAATAACCGGTGTGTGATCGCATCACATATCTTCATTCCATTCTCTCACGTAATGATCATAACCATAAGCTAATGGCATTTCGTGAGTGGCATCGAGTGCAGCCTTAACCATGACTGGACTCCATTTGTCGAATACAACTCGTTCATGCTGAGCGAGTTCTCTAACGCACATCTCCACATTCTGGACACATGCCAACATTTCTTCAGGGCACTTACGCACCCACTGTGGTGTCTCTAAGACGACAGCAAGATCTAACGGCGCTCGCCAGTAGTAACCATCAAAGCGGAAACCGCGTTTCAGGTAAGCTACTTCGGAGAGCTTTCGATATTCTACAAGCTGTCCTGTCTTGGCCTCATCAGTATAGATCATCCCAAAGCTTTTAAAGGCTTCAGTCACTTTTACTTGATTGAACCAAACAGAAACACTATCAGAAAAGTTAACAACGTTGTCATCGCCGTAACTTAACATAGAGCATGCTGCATCAAAAGCCGGGGTACCTCGAAGAGATAACCCTGCATCTGCAGCACACCTATAGTAAGCTACCCGCATTGAAACAGAATTATAAAAACTGTTCAACACAGTAGTGATTGGATTACCACTAGGTTGAGAATGTGTCGTGCCGTAGAAAACTCCTTCACACATGTGAATAGAATTGTACACATCTTTGAATAGGACCTCTCGAACGAGGGCATTAACTTCTCCATCATCATAAAAATCATTAATGACTTTCACAAAAGCACTCATAATACATGAATTGAGAGTGCCATCAAATGTAGAGAAATCTCCCGCGAATACTTTGTCACCGCGCTGGTACAACTTCTTAGCAGAGCGTGTCCAGTCATAACCAAATGGATTAGTACCAATCGATTGTTCGTTGTCGATTCTGTTTTCCATGACGTGAGCCATGAAACCCAGAAAATACATGCGAAAAGCGATAGTATAATCCATAGGGCCATTACTGAACACTCTCGTCTTGAGTGCGTTTACCTTCTCGATAGGACGGCGCTCATCTTTAAGAGTGTCGGTCCAGATTGCGGGTTTCCGAATTCCTTGCTTTGCGAGAGCAATACGTTCTTCAACGGCAGAGCGTACATCATCAGTGATTATGTACTCATCGGCTCCTAGCCAGTGTTGTTTACCGACAGTGCCACATGGACGATCTAAGACCCAGGGATAACCCGGGGAACTTACACGGTTCATTGGCGCTGTGAAAACACTGTCTTCGGTGCCGGCAACTCCTTCTTCGATTGTTAACACACGCGAAAGGCGTGGATCTATGTTCGA